GTCTTTGACGATGTAGGCATACACGGTGTTAGGGTCCATGACCTCGTCTTGCGTGTCTACAAGAGAGGTTGCCATGGCGGCTGCTTTGTTACTCATGATTGTACCTCCGTACGATTTTTATTTATCTTAGCGGTTTTGATTGATTTACGTGTCAATCTGGCCGCGAGATATTTAAGTTACATATATAATATATGACAAATTTTTAAGAAATATTCCTTGAAATTCGATACGGTTATGATTTTTAAGGAAATTTCTCGATTTTACAAGGTGATTGATATAACCTCGGCGTGGATTTTGGCCGGTTTTTATCTTTTCATCTCTT